AGAACAATCTCCTGCACTCCAAAAATATTCATAACCTCCATGGATCATGGTGGTTTAACGTATTGATGTTCCTGCTTGTCGGAGGGGTATTCGCCTTCTTTCTCCAGACGCAGTATACATCTACTAAATATATCATCGAAGCGGAAGCGACTCGTAAGGATATTCCGTTCAAAGAGAATTCGTTCCACAACGCCGTGCGAAATCGTATTGATATGTAATAACAAATGACTCGTCGTGCTGATCTTCTAAAACTGAAATTTGAGATGGCGTATCGTGGTATGCCGAAAGACAAGGCAGAAGCTCGGTTCACGGAAATTGTAGCCCCCGTCCCTGCCCCGGCTCCTTCACCTGCACCCGCTCCTGCTCCGGCACCAGCAAAGTAATAATACAAAACGGATTGGTTGGACTTCAGAGTGGAATCAACTCATCCAACTCCAAATGAATATCTTCTTCCTCCACTGGAATCCCCGCAAATGCGCCAAATATCACTGCGACAAACATGTAGTAAAAATGATCGTAGAATCCTGTCAACTTCTATATACCTGTCACTGGGTTCACTCGGAGTCTCCGCCCTATCTTGATTGTGCTCCAAACGGAGGATACAAACCGACACACCGTAAACATCCTTGTGCAATCTGGCTGTGTGAATCACTCGATAATTATCGGTGGCTCGTTGAGCTTACGCACGCACTTCTCGCAGAGTATCAATTCCGCTACGGTGATCGCATCCACGCATGCGAGAAGCATCTGGACTGGCTGAGCGCAGTGTATCCTGTGGGCCTTGTATCCCATGGGATGACCTCGCCCCGATGTGCGATGCCCGAGGAGTACAAAGCAGTAGGCGATGCAGTGGAGTGTTACCGGGCATACTACATCGGCACAAAGCTTGGTTTCGCAACCTACCGAAAACGCCACCGACCTCATTTCTTGCCCAAGTATAATGAGTGAAGGCGGTGCTAAAATATCCGTAACCGCTGCAGCAGCTTCTCAAAATCTTGGTATGCGAGCAAAACGTGCTAAGAAAACGGTAGCTTCACGTCGCAATTCTGAGTCGGATGTATCCAAGGCTCTTCCCGCTACGGGAGCCAAGGGCATTGAGAATCTGAAGGCTCGTGCTGAGAAGGCGAAGGGAACTGTCGCTGCGAAATCGGATGTATCCGCCACAACTCCTGCTGCAGTGTCTGATGACGCTGTGTGCTCACCATCGGATAATCCAGCAAAGATACCTCTACCGGCTGGATGGGACTCAACGATCGACCCTGCTACAGGTGCTCCGTATTTTTACAAAGAGGGCGAGCCTGTAAAGACCGGGTGTGGAGCAACGTGGGAAGTTCCTACTCAACCTGCGTCGGCAGTCGTATCGACACCCTCGCCAGACGCAAGTCTGATTGAGAAGGCCGTTGCCGGAGAGACGGGTCTGGATACACAGGCAGCCGATACGATGACCGATGTGGCCAAGCTAGAGTTCCCCCCTGAACTCACCGGGTGGTCCCGTGTAAACGTTCCACCCACCGATTTTGACTGCCTAGTCCACTCGATGCTCATTGCAGTGAGCCCTACCTTCCGCAAGCAGCCCCTCGCCGTGCGTAATACGATTGCCAGCAAGTTCCGTCGTGACGGTCTTTTTTCCAAGACCGAGGGGCTTACGGATGACGAGGCCAAGCGTATTGCGGCCAACCAAACGTATCTCCAGACCCCAGAGCTAGAGAAGTTTGCCAAGCAGCACGGTCTCAACTTTTTGATTGTGGCCAAGACGTCGGGAGCCGTTCAGGCAGGTATTCTGAAGACCAAAGAGAAACTTCCGGGGCAGAAGGAGGCAAGTGTTCTGGAAGGAAAGGCAGGGGCGCCTGTATACGTGATCTACAACGAGAACCAGAACCACTTTGAAGCCGTGCACGGACCGTCGGGGGAGTATTCCATGCCGTATGATGAAGCCATCAAGATCGCTAAGAATTTCCATAAGGACGAACCGAAACCGTCTGAGGCAGTGCCTCCGCCCATGGCTCTAGATTCTGCCCCTGCTCCGGCTCCAGCTCCTGCCCCCGCCACTGTCCCTGCCACTGTCCCTGCCACTGTCCCTGCCACTGTTCAAGCCCCTGCCGTGGATGGTCCTCCTCCGAAAACAGACGATTTTGGATTTATCAAACTCACGGATAGTGTAGATCCCCCGGATGTGATTGTCCATAATTTTAAACTCAATCGTGATGGAGACACTCTGAAACCCTCTATGCAACTGATGGGATCTGACCCCGCCACCCCGAAAATTGAATCGCTGAAAACAGAGACTCGGGAACGCACTCGTGCAGAAAAGAAGGTCTTGAAGCGTGGAGATGGAACAATCGTTCCTGCCGACAGTGTGATTTTAGGAGCGTATACGGATATGGAAATTCCTCTATTCCATTTCGCAACCGATGTAGAAAAGTTCCTAGACGATCCGAAGGTTGTTTCCTCTACTTCCCAAACAATTCTCCCACCAGCAAGTCCACTCTTGAAAGGGTTTGTTGTTGACTCTACAGGTGCGATCACCTTCAATCTCAAGAGTCCGATCTCCGAAATCACGTTTTCTCCTACATCTGCCCAGTTCAATAATTTTTCAGTAGGTCCAGTCGGCAACAAAGATCACCGTGCGGCACTACACGGATTCCTAGTGACTCCTGTCACGGTAACCATTAAGGGACGTGGACCTGTGCAACTCAAATCAGGATTCGAAATGGTATCTGTTCTCACGGGGACGCTAGGAACAGCACCTCCAGGCGGCCCTGAGGTAAAACCGACCGTTCCAACAACGCCACTTCTTGAAGCTGCTGCTCCGCCCACGGCTACGGCTGCTCCTGCGCCCGCTGCTCCGCCCACGGCTGCGGCTGCTCCGCCAACGCCTGCGGCTGCTCCGCCCACGGCTACGACTACTGCTGCTCCGCCCACGGCTACGACTACTGCTGCTCCGCCCACGGCTTCGGCTGCTGCGCCCACGGCTGCGGCTGCTGCGCCCACGGCTGCGGCTGCTGCGCCCACAGCTGCAGCCACGGCTGCGGCTACATCTGCGGCTGCTGCGGTGACTGACTTGTCACCAAGCGATAAAAACAAGCAGTTGGTACAGGATATCTCCGAGCAGGCATCCGATCTTATCAGGATGGAGGCCGCACGTGATAAGGCCGAGGCGGATATTGCTGCGGCAGGCGATGTGTCTCCCCAGCGGCGGCTACAGCTTATCAATGAAGCCCAACAAATGAAGAAGCTTGCCGCAGAGGCCAAGAAGAAGTGGGAAGCTGCCGGGAAGAAGGTAGTGGCTGCAGCCGAGAAGGAGCACGAGCGTGTGAAGAAGGCACATGCCGAATACATGGCCACATTAAAGAAGATGAAGGATGCGGCAAAGGCAGCGAATGATAAGCTTGCGAAACTGGAGAAGGAGGCGGAGGCGGCTAAAAATGTTCTGGACAAGGAAGTTGCCAAGGGAGATAAGTCTACCAATAAGCGCAAGGAAGCTCTGGCTAAGACTTCTGTTCAGATAGCCAAGGATATTGTGAAAGCCAAGGCAGATGCCGCAGAAGCAGATGCAGATGCCGCACTCTGGTCAAAGGACGAGCAGACTGTAGAAGGCGGTCTTGCGAATTCTGCGGCGAATCTAGAGGATGTCCGTAAGGCGGCAAAGGATCCTCGTTACGTCTCACCAAAGACTGCGACGGCAGCTCCTGGGGCAGTCAGTGCAATGGCTCAGCAGGCAGCAGCCCCCGCAAATGCCGTTCAGCGTCCAGTGAATACCGCTCTCCAGCATCAGCCTGCCAGTCGTGGACTAGTGACTCCTGCCGCCTCCAACCCAATGCGGGATGCCCCAGAAGGCCAACGTCTACCTGATCCTGCTGCCGACACTCGGAGCCTCATGCAACGGCATATTGACAAGGGACTATCACCAGCTATGCGTGCTGCCCAAGGCCTAGCCCCGGCTCCAGCCCCTGCTCCGGCTCCGGCCCCGGCTCCTCTACGCCTCGTGAACCCTCTTGCGCCCACCCCGGAAGGCCTAGCTGCTCGTGCCGCTGCTGAGGAACGTCTAGGGCTGGGTGACCGTGGAACCCTTGGATCTCCCATTACTCCTCAAGTGAACACTCCACTAACCCAAGGGGAGGTTGTCCCCCCGGTTGCTCCCTCCATTGCTCCCGAGGTCGCTGCGTCTCTAGACGCCTTCAATCCCAACGCAGCCCCTGCTCCAGCTCCTGCCCCAGCTCCTGCCCAAGCTCCAGCTACAACTGGAACATCCGTCCCCGCACCTACGGTATCGATTGATTCGGGCGTCATGACGTCTCTTGACGCATTCGCTCCTCGTCGCCCAAGGTATACTGCTCCCATCACTGAACCTGCTACTCCTCCCGCGACCCCCACTCCCACGAATATCACCGGAACCATAGACGAGAACTTTGATAAGACATTCCGTGAAGCAGTCATACAATTTATGAAGAGTGTGGATTCAGATCTGAATCTCAAACTCATCAACGATGAGAATGTAGATGAGGCATTCAAGGACAAGCGTCTATCCTCGTATATCGCCGATGTCAAGAAGAACCACCGGGGGCAGACGTTTACGCTACAGTTCCCTGATCGTGAATTTGTGAAGTCCAGTGCCGCCAAGGGAACCGGATGGAATGCTGGGGGCGGAGATTGGGAGATCCCAGCCGAACGCAAGATGGGTGGAGATACGGTGTTTATCTCCATCGACAAGTTCAAGTATGGATCCACGCTCGTCAAGGAGAAGAAGACTGGCGGAGTTCGCCCGACGGGTCCAACATTCCGCTTTGAGTTTGAGCTGAATTACCCGCAAGAGAAGGTCGGTGGTCGGCGGCGTTCACTGAAGCGGCGTCGAAATCCGACTGCTCAGAAGACGATGCGTCGTTAAGATATACCCAGTCACATACGGAACAAACAAGAGAGTAAACCAAGTGACATAGGAAGGTAGCTTATAGAGAACCAAGGCTCCTAGTGTGGTGAGAATCATATAGAGAGCATCCACGACCAAAACCCATCCACTTCCCTTCATTGTCGTATACGATTTCATGAGGTCCATGATATCGTTTTCGCCTTCCGGGACGAGAGGAACTAGAAACAGTCCAAACAGAATATCGTGAACCATCTGCACCGCCACAACGACAATGAGGAAAAAGAGGAGATTGTAAGACCCTCCGATGGCATATGTGATGAGCTGGGCGAGAACGAAGCCTACGACGACAGACGATACGTCGAGGACATACGCAATCACTCCAAACTTGTCATACCAGGTATTGATAGGACCATCTCGGTCCGCAGTATACCTCCACACAAACAGTCCAGCGGTATCAACGACCGCCGCCGATGCAAGAGCTGCCAGGAGAAGCTTACCGTCCCAAAATTTACGAAGATCCATTGTGTTATAGACACAAGAGATGTTCGTGGTCCTTGTTGGAGGAAACATAAATCAACGTAATAAGTTTTATCAAGATGTCATGGCAAGTTGGACGATGCCGCATATCGTATGGGCGAATGATCGTCGATCGTTTTATTATATTGCCGATCTCTTCGTGCATTTCGGGGGGAGTATAAAAATTCCACAGGGCAAGCGGTTCATCACATGGAGCGGAGACAATCAGGAAACCGTTCGGCGTGTCTATAAAACTCTTGGTCTAGAATAATGTTCAACATCCTCTGGGTCTTTGGAGGATTTCTGGTCGGCATGACCGTGACCACAATATTCGTGCCGCCACAGACAAAGAAGAAGATGGTGCCCGATGTCCGCAATCCCGCTATCGTTTTCCGCAATCCTGATATTGAGAACGGATGTTTCCGTGCGGTGGCCTACCCTGTCCAATGTACAGATAGCATTGATTTTCTGAACATGTAACAAGCAATAGAATGAATCTAGCCCAGGTTCTCAAGAAACCGGAAGCCAACTACTTCTTTTCCTTCGTTGTCGGCTTGGGACTCGCTGTCCTGATGTTCCATCGACCGCAGACGGAAGTAGAAGTATCTGCCATTCCTCCCTCAGAAATCAGGGACATGGTGACTAGAGTCGATGGAAAGTGTTATCGCTTCCAAGTGGAGGATGCGTCGTGCCCGGCGGCGAGAGTTTCGCTCTAATAGATATACAAATGGACGCCACCCCCCTTGATCAGCTGATGCCCACAGGAGGATCTCAGCAACCTGCTATGTCCTTACCTGCCGCCACCACCTACCCGCAAATGGTCACGCCAGGAACCTCTTCGGCTATCTATACTCCTCCTCCCCCCACCCAGGTGAATCAGTTTAACCCGGGTGCCGCAATCACCGTCCTTAAATCCATCATGACGTATGTCTCCATCTTTGCCGCCATCTTCCTCATTTCGCTGACGCCGGTGCAGTCTCTGTTCCTTCGCTACATCCCGAATGCCTATGGCGGTTCGGGTGTAGTCTCGCTAACAGGTGCGGCGTGCCTTGGTGGGCTTGGTGTAGTGCTAGTCTATATTCTCCAGATGGTCCTGCAGCCCCTCGTCTAGTATAAATCGGATCTCTTATTCTGTTGAACTACAGTAAGCATGTTGCAACCAATTCTTGACAAGAACCGGAGTCGGTCTAGAGGACCAGAATACGATCCAATCGCAGCCGTGTTTGATCGCATTCTTCTTGGTCCCGGGTTTCATTTAAATCCAACCTTTGTGCGGAGACACAATGTCACACATATCGTAAACTGTGCGGAGAAATCGGCTTGCCCTGCGTGGGCGTCTACACATGTCGGACCGAGCGCATACATTGCTCTGGGTGCTGAAGATTCATTCGGGTTTCCGCTCATTAAAGATTACTATCCTACATTTGAAAAAGTTATGGATATGTTCCTGCGTGAACCGACATGCAAGTGCGTGTATGTCCACTGTATGGCAGGGATGAACCGTTCGGCAACACTCTTGGCGGCGTATCTCCACAGAAGGTTCGGGATTCCGATGGAGAAGGTCGTGGAAGTCATGGCCAAGCAGCGACCGTGCGTGATGACGAACCCTTCCTTCGTAGAACAACTGGAAGAATTTGCCCGTAAGTAAGTAAGAAGTAATGTGGAAAAGCGTTCAATCCTCACTCGTATCGGCGGGCGATAATCCTGTCGCTGCCGGAAATGCTATTCTAGACAAAGCGCTTGGTCCGTCCTATGATTATCTCCAGACGATCAAGTCTCCGGAAGATAAGCGTGTAGGCACCGATGGAACGTTGTCTCAGGTGGGGACCAACGCCACTGCTATTTTTAGCTATGTAGACAATTTGATCGTAGGACCGAAAGTCGGAAATCAATTTTTCAAGGATACGGGTGGAATGTGCCGTCTACCGGGAACAAAGGACAAGGAGGGTAAAGACAAAGGCGACGGCGAAGTTGTTCCTCGGTCCTCCTACACGAACAACAAATTGGGAGGAGACGATGCTGCGGCGGTTCTAGGTGAGAGTTTTCAGAAAGCGGTGAAAGGCAACGGGTTTGACGGTATTATTCCGGGAGCAGGTGGCGACTTGGCGGCTATGAATCCCCTGAAAATCATGAACGGACTTGTATTGGACGGAATTCCGCCCTGCCAGCCTTGGACGTGTCCCGTAACCGATATTCAAACAGGTGTACCTCAGGGCAATCAAACAAAGTTCTTAGCCACCTCATTGGAATTCAATATGAGTCCGTGCACGGCTTCCACTGCCTCTGAAACGGCCAATCTTTTGGCGATCATCAGAGCCGAGAAGAAGGCGGCCGAGAAAGTAGCCAAGGATGCAGCAGATGCGGAAGCCGCTAAAGAGAAAGCGGAAACCGCCGCAAAGGCAAAGAAGAACGCAAAAGGACTCAACCCCGGAGAGAAGTATGCGAACTTCCAGGAAAATTTGTATCAGGCACCTGTTGAAATAGACTATATTGACTCTGGGTCCGCTGCCACACTTGCTGTTGCCTTTGCGATTTTTATAGGATACGTTCTTTTGAAGAATGATTGAATGAACAGACTTACAGGTGAAACTCCAAGCACATCAAATAATGTCCTCGGACGTTTTCAAGGTTAAGAAATCTCGGGATGGAGCAGCAAAGGGACGGGAAATCGGAACCCTGGATTCCCTGCATGAACGGTATGTAGACGAACTCCAACAGGGTTCGTCAGATGAATCGGTGCGGGCTCTGGAAACTAGACACGCAGAACTTACCCAAGAACTCTCCGGAAAATTCAGTCCTTTCGTGTTTGAAGATGTCATGCGGCAATCTAGGTTACAGGCAGAACACGATGCGCTTGTACAAACCATTTCGGATGCTAGGGAGAAGTGCGATATCCAAAAATATTATCTGGAAAGCGGAGACCTGATGCTGGATTACTATGCACCCCCTGGAAAGAAGACAACGTCCAAGGTAGATTTTGGATCCAGGATCCCCGGGACATTCGATAAACTGTTTTCCGTGACAGAGATGTCAGCGGGTCCGTCCAAGAAAAAGATGTTTGACGAATACCTTTCCCGTCGTGGTCTGTCCAACGGCTTGAACATCGCCGAGAACGCCGACAATATCAAGAAGATGGCCGAGCACTGTGCACCGTGTAATATTCCCAGGGAAGAGATCACATCCGAAGGTATTCTCGTATGCCCCAAGTGCGGATCGGAAGAGTATGCCCTCGTTGTCTCTGATTTTCCCAGTTTCCGTGATCCGCCGAAGGAGCGCAACAATTATGCATACAAGAAGCAGAACCATCTCAACGAGATCCTGAACCAGTTCCAGGCGAAGGAAAGCACGGAGATCCCAGAAGATGTGATGAATGAAGTCATTTGCGAGATCAGGAAGCGCCGAATCGACAATATCGCTCTCTTGACCGAACAGAATATCCGTGAAATCCTCAAAAAGCTCGGGAGGAACAGGTATTATGAACATGCGGCTCATATCCTATCCCGCCTGAATGGTAACCCCCCACCCACGATTACACCAGAGATCGAGGACAAAATCCGGGCCATGTTCCAGGAAGTGCAGGCACCCTACCTACTCTACTGCCCCGACGAACGCCGGAATTTCCTGTCGTATTCCTACATTATTTATAAATTCCTGGAGCTGCTGGAGCTGGACGAGTATAAGGTCCACTTCCCGCTTCTCAAGTCCCGTGATCGGCTGATTCAGCACGATACGATCTGGAAGAAGATTTGTGAGTATCTACAGTGGGAGTTTATTCAGTCAATTTGAGGAGATGCGACTCCGATGAATACCATCCGTTCGCCCCGTTATGAATATCCATAATTGACTTGAACGCATACTCATACTTCCTCGCTACATTGAACATGTCGTACAAACGCACGGCACGTTCACGAATGTAGGCCCGATCAAACTTTCCGTCCACGGCCATCTGGATTCCCACGCAGTAATCCTGTAGCGTATGACAGATCACCCCTGTCTTGAACGGTTCCACTGTTTCCGTCTGTGCCCCGTAATCAGGTGTGATAGCAGGGGTTCCGCACAATTGGGATTCTACTGCAACTCCACAAAAGGGTTCAATGAACAATGTGGGAGCCACGAGAGCTTGGAGAGATCCCAGATACTCCCCACGTTCAAGACCACTGATAGGCGGTTTGTAGACGATATTGGGACATACGAGGAACTGTGTAGGGTTGCCCTGTCCGCAAAGAATGAAACGAACATGGGGCATTCGTCGGGCAATTTCTACGACAATGTGACACCCCTTGCCGTCATAGATACGACCAAGGAACCCGACCGTATTGATATGAGGAGTCAGAGACAAGGGCCATTCGACCGAATCAAAGTAGTTGGGGACCACAAACCAGTAATTCTGCCCCCACTTCTTTTCAACACCGAGAACTTGGTGTAGCCACGCATAACTTTCAAAGATCCTGTAATTACGCTTAGAATCATTGTATCCGATCCCGCTCTCACATACAATCATATCGAGCCCATCAAGGGCGGCATCGTGAGATGCTCCGAACGGAATGCAGACAATATCGGTCTTGGTGCTACGATAATTTTCTTGGAGCAGGGGGCGAAGACGGGCGTTGAATTCCCTGTAAAGAGG